TTAAGTTCCTTTATGTTCATGGTTTTTCGCTCCTTTCCCCGCCTTTTTAATTATTATCAAATCATTCTCATAGTAAAAATCGAAATCATCGCCCGCTTCAAACTCAAACGTTTGGCGGTACTCTACCGGGATTGTCAGACGGCCGCGAGTGTCGAGGCGGCGGCGGTGGGGGGTGTGGGTCATATCGCTTTTGCCCAGCGCAAAATAACCTTGTATGCGTAGTAAACGCCGACCGCCGCTACCCAAAACCCAAGCGTGGCCGTTATCTGCCCAAACGGTATCAGCCAATTAATATAACCTAAAATATTTTTCACCTCGGCAGGCAACTCAACGCTGAAAGGGCTGTCGGGTAAAAGTTGCAGAACAACAGCAAGAATATTATTAAGCTTGTCCGAAAGCCAATCCGTAATACTGTCTAACCCGCCTAATAAGTTTTTTGTTATGTCCATTTTTAATTCCTTCCTATAAGATTGTTTGTTCTGAAAATCAGGAAGACTACAAAAACCACGTAAACAAACCACCGTATTATACTCGCCACCCAATCAAAGCGGGTTAAATCAATGTTTATTGTGTAGTCTATGTCGAAATTCTTTAATCGTCCGTCAGAGCTGTACCACTTATCACCCTGCTGATAATCGCCGTCTTCCCTGTTTGAAATCGGTATATCAAACACAGGAGTCTTTGGTTTTTCTACGAAAATTGTCACTATGTTGTAAAAATCAAACGGCAACGAGAACGGGAATTTGTCGAATATTCCTACCAACTTAACATCAAAATCGCCCTTTCCGCTAATCGGTTCTTTTTCCTCAATTGTCGTCAATTTTTTGAGCTCGTCAATTATTCTTGCCAATGCATCCGCAAAGAAATGATAGATTGATTCCGGTAAGTTTCTCAGAAATTCCGCAATGTGTATAGTGTTATAATAAATTACTTCTGAATAGAACCTTATTTGGTCTAATGTATACACAAATGTATCTCTTATTCGGTCGGGTAATTGTTGTATGGAATGATATATTTGAAGGGCTGAACCCCATATATCGGCCGATAACGATTGGACTAACTCCCATATCTTCCCCGGCATTTCTTTTAACGTAGTCCATATGCTGTTCAAAATGCCGGAAAAAAAGCTGAATGTTATTTGGGGCAGATTAACAATCGTTGTAAGAATCGTTCGCAGGGTCGATAAGATATTCAGTTGTACGCCGAGTTGGTTGTTTAATGCGATGTCAATCCCCAAAAGCAACGCTTCCAAGTCCTCTAAAGATATGCCGTCAACCTCAACTATGCCCTCATCGTCTATCGTTATGGGCGGGGTTTTACCGACTAAGCCTTTGTCAATCGCGTTTTGTTTAATCTTCTTTGAGTGCGGTACAGGAAAAATTATCTCGACATCTTCGCCGACCGTCTCCAAAGTCCCCACCGCTTTGCTCACAATATAGTCAAATATCGGTACGCTCGTACCGCCCGGAACGACTATAAATTTCAATTCGGATTCGTGGATTGCTACAGGCGAATTTGAATCTATGAACGGCTTTTGCCAACTCACATGTTCGCCTGTACTCATCTTGATAAAATTATTCGGGAGTAATATATTAAAATCTTGTGAGGGAATATAGTCGAATTGTCCCCTATCGGTAAATCGCAAATTAATCCGCTGTTGACCCGAGACGGTAATTATTTCGGGTAGATAAAATTTTGACGGCGAGACCGGGTTCATCATATAGCCGTTCGGGGGCGGCTCGTAATTTATTAAGAAACGGGTGTTTTGTGCAGTTGCCCAACCATTCGTCGGGCTGTTTACTTCCCCCACCGGGTTCATGTATTCGGCTACCGAGCCGCCGAGTGTTCCGGATGTCGGCATGTCGATACTTTTCACAAAGGTAAAACCCATTATCGGGAAGTCGGGAAACTCCGTCAAGTTTGTTTGAATTTGTTGCAGGGTTCTGTTTGAATTTATGTACAGCTCACCCTCGTGAACAAAATACGGCACGTAGCGGGTGTTGGTCTTGAAATTCGGCACGTCTGAAATCATACTGCCGTTTGCTATGACACCGCCATGCGCTGCGCTTATATAATTGACCGATAGCGCGTTGCTTGAATTGAAAACGTCATAGCGTGCCAAAAAGCCGTCCGCACCTTGAAACGCAATCCCCTTGTTTGTTTCAGCGCCATAGCGCAGTAGATAATTTTCGCCCTCGTTCGTAAACGTCGGCATTTGACCTATCTTAATTGCAACCAAATCTTTCAGCAGACCCTCGGCCAATCTTTCGAGTTCTATGTATTCCTCATATGACATTTTTACGCTTACATTCCCGGCGGTTACTTCAAAATCTTTCGGAGCGTTTGCGTATTTCCAATTGCCTATGTCTTTTGTGGTGTTTAAGTAAGTAGCTACAGAGGTCACTACACTATAATAATGGTCCCAGGTGTCAAAGCCTTGAACCCACGCAGGGACACCGTCGATATTTAAGCCAAGTTGATTTACTTCAATCTGCCCTGTAAACGGATTTATCGAATACGGGCCGTTGCTCCACGTCTCTAAGCCCAAAAGCTGTTCAGCTCCCATACGCAGAAATTCTATCGAAGCACCGAGCCACATACCCCATTCCTCGGGCACAGGCGAGTACATCAAAGCCTGCAACATGCCGCCCGCATTTTGCTCGCCATATCGGATTATAACGTGTATCATAGGCTCGACTTGCGTTACTGCCATTGAAGTCACCGCAAACGAGGAAAACGCCGTAAATGCGAAGATTACGGCGAGAATTAGCGTTGTTATGCGTTTTATTGTGTCAGTGTCAATCTTCCACATACTGAATTTCCTCTCTCGGAAGCTTCACGCTCTCGGCTTCCTCATCAGCTGAGAACATGCTGAAAGTATCATATGTAGCCGCGATTTTCTTCTTAATCCCGAAAAAATCCTTGCCGACAATCCCGTCCTTACCCGGCACCAAATACCACCGCTTTATGCAGACGAACGACCTACCGCCCGTCAGAAATTTTATTATATGGCCTTTCAAGCCGAAGTTTGTTATTTTCCGATGAACGTAATTAAATTCAATCACTCCGCGAATTTGACGGTCTATGCTCCGGTCCATTTGGGTTATTAAAATAATGTCAAAGCCGAGTTTCCTGTGCTGTGAGAAAAACACTATCCAGTCTTGGCGGTCTTTGCGGTTGAACTCACGCGAGTTGAACAAAATAGATGCTTCATCAATCATTATAATCGTTTGGCCCTCCCGCGATATTCGCCCGGAACTGTCCTTTTCGTGGTGTTTTTTGCTGTATTCAACGAATGTTGCGGGTGTCATTTTGTCGGTTGACATGTATGTAAACCGCTCTTTTTGCTCACACGGCAGGTCGATAACAAAGTTTGCAACTACATTGACCTGTTTCTTTGTAGCCCTGTGTACAATAGCCGTTGCGTGATAGCTTTTCCCCGACCCCGGCGTTCCCGTGTAAATTATTACCGCCACTTTCAAACACCTACTTTGTTTTCATTCTCCTGTGCTACACCCTACCTTATATGGCGGGGGCCCCGCCGCTCTCACGAGCGGCACCCCACCATATAAGGCAGGGCGCAACAATCGTTACGCCCAATAGCAATTTTTAACCCGTAGCAACGGTGCCGAACATTTTCTTAGCAAGCTTTATGCCTACGAAAATTACGAAGATACCGAGGCCAACGCCGAGTATGCCGAGTATAATCGGTATGATGTCGCTTGCCGCGCCTGAAAATTGTGCGATAATCGCGTCACTGTGGTCGCCTAAGCCGGTCGTTGTACCCGGGTCTGCAAAAGCCACCACCGAAGTCATCGCTACGGCGATTGCCGCAGTTAAAACTGTACAGATTTTCTTAATTTTGGTTTTCATGGTCAAATTCTCCTTTCCCAAAGGCTAATTGCCCTTGAATATTATATTGTAGCAGAGTGAGTACAACAGTCCTATCAGCCATACCAAACCGCTCAATAACAGTCCCCCGCCCATTCCGATGAAGCCGTATTGCATGTATTCATCAATCATTTTATCACTTCCTTAAATGGCGGAACACAACCGCGCCGAGTATCGCGCCGAGAAATATTATCGTGACTATATTTTCGGCCTGTTGCCTTTGCGACATTTCGGCTAACTCTTGTAGAAAATCGCAATTGCACATGCTCATTATGCACCTGCGCTTTCTGCCGGGGCTCTGGGTATAACGCGAATTTGATTGACTTGTCCCCACTTGTCGTAGCCGAAAGACAGCCTTTCGCCTTTAAGTGCCTTGACATCATCAATCGTCACTTTCGCACCGAAACATTCCTCAAGCCTTGCGACCTTTACCTTTTCCACCTGCGAAAGTTGACCCACACCTTTAATGCCGTCGGCGTCTCTCACACAGTGAAAATTTATGTTGTGCCAAGGATTGCCTTGATAAAGACCCTCTGCTTCTAATACTCCGATTACTTCCATTTTCAAAGTCCTCCTTTCCTCAAAAATATCTATGTAAAAAGGCATTACGCCTTATACAAGCAATACCACGCATAAACCATAAGCACCAACGCCAAGACACCGGGTATTGCTCCTAAAAGCAGGCCGACCATTCTATTTGTTCACCTTTCCACTCTCTATGAACGCCGCCTTTTCCATGGCGTGGATTTCCTTTTGGGTTTGCTTGTAGGTCGTTACTATAACACCTTTTTCCTGTAAAAAGTTCAATGTGTTAGCTACCACAACCCCTGTAATGCTTAGTACTATTGATGTGACTATAAACACCTTAATCGACAACACCGCCATTTCGCATATGAAATTGACAATTCTCCCCATGATTTTCATGAAAGCCGCCGCTACTTCCGTTGAACATGCCTTTATAAATTCCTTTTTCATGTTTTTCGCTCCTTTTTGGTTTTATTTCCCTCTTGACTTTCTATATTTAGTATTATATCATATAATGGTTACATATGTCAACCACCTAAAATAAAAATATGTTACAAAGTTTAACCATACGAATTGTGCAATGTGCTATAATGCAACCATAAGGAGATTTTAATTATGTATAAGGAAGGTTTTGCAAGCAGATTAAGAAAAGCCCGTGAAAACACAGGCTTTTCTCAAAGAGATGTTGCGAAAGAGACCGGAGTAAACCGGAATACTCTCGCAAGTTATGAAACAGGCAGGGTCGAGCCTAACATCGAAATGCTCGGCATGCTCGCCGAGTTCTACGGTGTAAGCACCGACTGGCTCTATGGCATTGGTAGGAAAAATAACCACGATTATGATGGTGTGCCGAGGGGCAGAAACAAAATCATTTCACGAGACATTAACGTCGATATTCGACAAAACGTTTAAAGGAGAACATCATGGACGAGCTAATAGGCAAACTTTTTGATTCAGCGGTCGCAGGGATAAGTTATATAATCGGCTTTGCCATAATAGTGGTTGTGCTTTTACTTACTTTTGCATTTTTCAAAGCTTTGATTGCGGGTGCTTTTCAAGAAGCTAAGAAAAAGCCTTTTGCAAACGAAGAACAAGCCAAGCCCGAAGAACCAAAAGCCGACACCATACCCGAAAAAACCACGGAAACGCCGAAGTTTGAAGTCCCCATGCTTGATATAATTGATAACGACATGGTTGTAGTTGAAAGCCCGAACGTAAACAAGACTTACCCTTATAGATTGACTGAAACTGTTTTCACCGATAAAGAAGCCGTTTTTTACCACTCTCTACTGCCCATAGCAACGAAATACGGGCTTACAGTTTTCACAAAAATGCGTGTTGCTGACCTCGTTTGGATACCAAAGAACCACCCCGAACGCATAAAATGGTTTAATCACATAAGCGCAAAGCACATTGATTTTGTGCTGTGCAATGCAAAATTAACGCCTGTTTTGCTCATTGAACTTGACGACAAAACTCACGACTATGCAAGCAATAAAGAGCGTGATGAGTTTAAGAACAATGTATTTCTTCAACTCAATATGCCTATGCTCCGTGTTCGCCGTTGGCAGAGCGACGAACTCGAAAGGCAAATCGCCGACATCTTGGGAATAAAGGAAAAAGCAGGGCTTTAACCCTGCAATGTAACCCACTACCCGGAACGGTCGGCGGCGATGAGAGCGTAAGCTGTAAATTTTTGGGTTACATTCCCCTGCCCTGCCCACTTCGATTTGCTGAACTTTGCTTATGCGAAACTAAGTGGGTATTCCCATTCGAGAAAATTTAGTATTAGTTATGTGCGCTCAAGTGGGTATTCCAAAACCCACCCCTCAACTCTATCATACCACACCCACCCCCCCCACGTCAACAACCCCAAATTCCCCCAACCTATTGACATGTAGGATTACAATAGAAGTGTTACACTCCACAAAAAAAGAATAGCGGAAAAAGGAAACCTGTGT